AGACGCGGCTCTGGTGCTGTAGCTGTATACTGAGTTGTCTACCTTTTCATATTCCCTGTTGAATTCTCCGCGTTCCTTTTCAATGTCTCCAAGCATGAGCTTGCGGGACACCGACGGCGTGAAGTTCGACTTTTCCATTGCCTCCTGAGACTTCGTCATGTCGGCGACGTACTCGCTCATGTTCTTGGAGACATTCTGGAAGCCTCTGGAAGCCTTTGCGGCGTTGTAGGCAATTTCAAGCAGTCCAGCGCCGATGGCGAAGAGAGCGGCATATAGAGCGCCACTGCCGAGACCAGCCAGTGCGGCACGAAGCTTTCCTACCGCCGCCGTAGCGCCAGTGGCGCGGATAACCATCGCCTGCTGGCCTTTATTAAACGCCTCCACCCGCTCACGCGCCTTCCCTGCAGCGTCTCCAATGGAACTAAGGACTCCTCTCAATTTTCCGCCGGGAGCAAGAGAGGAGCCGATCCACCCTGCAAGGGCGACCGTAGTAAGGGTATGGATATGCTTGCTGATAAACTCTATCACTGGCGACAGAGTCTTAAACATGGACGTCAGGCTTCTCACGCCAGAGGCCAGCGTATCCGTATCCGTCATGCTGGCCTTGAAGTCCACCCACGCATTCTGGAGACGGTTCATCTCGGCCTGAAGGCTTCCGCCTGCGGCGATAGCACCAGCACCATAGGTGTTCTGCACCTCGCGGGAGAACATGAGAAAATGCTCCAGCGTGACCTCGCCCTTCTGGAGCATCTTGTCCAGTTCCTGCGTGGTCTTGCCAATGGAGCGGGCAAAAAGGTTGACGGCGCCGGGCATGCGTTCAGCCAGCTGCTGTCTCAATTCTTCAGCAGACACCTTGCCTTTCGAGATCATCTGGGAGATGGCAAGGAAAACGCCCTTCGTTTCGTCACCACTCAGCTTCATGGCAGCGCTCATATCACTGAACGCCTTGAAGACCATGTTAGCTTCCTTCTCCACTGGTGTCCCGGCTGCAGCGGCGAACAGTTTTTTCGCGCCTTCAGCGGTATCGATAAAACTTAGGCCAAGCTGTTCGGAAACCTGGCGCACATAGTCAAGCTTCGCCTGCGCCATGTCGGCAGTGCCGTAGACTGCCTGGAATGCCACCTTGACGTTCTCCAGCGCCATTGCGGTCTTCACGAAGTCTATGGCGGTGCTGGCGAAGCCAAACGTCAGCCAGACCTGCGCGTAGCCAATGAGCGCCTTGAAGGCGTTGGAACTGTGATCCAGTTCGTCGCGCATTTTTCTAAGCTGATTCGCCGCAACCCCCGTCGCGGCCGCAATCTCCCGAATCTCCTTAGGACGCGGGAGTCTGCCGTTCAGCTCCTGAAATGCGCTGACGGCATTTTTCGCCGCGTCGCGGGCCTCGAACTGGGCGAAGCTCGTCCTGCCCCGTCCGGCCTGCGCCACAAGAGTGTCGTACCGCTGGCGGAGAGGACTCACCTCCGCTCTTGCGCCAGCCTGCCACGTCCCGGCCTCCTGCGCCAGACGCTGGAGGCCAGCGTTGCGGGCGGCAAGGGAGTTGCGGAGATCCTGCTCAGTCACCCGGCCTGCGCCAGACTGGAACTCGGCGACCAGATCCCTGTGGGCCTTGATAAGCGCCTGCTTGTCGCGCTCGATATCCTCGATAGAGCGGATGCCAAGAAGCTTGAGGAAGCCGTCGCGCTTTTCCGAAGCACTAAGTACGCCCATCTCATGCCAGAGTTCCTTGAGAGATGCCTGCATCCTAGCCCTTGCACGCTCTACCTCTTCAGCTGCGCGGCCGGGGGCGCTGGCGAAGTTCATGAACGCCCGCTGCAGGGCGTAGATCTCTTCGGCGATCTGGGCGTTGGATCTGATTCCCAGCACCTTGCCGGGATCGGTTTCATACAGCGGCTTCTGAGGCTTCGCCTGCCCGGCGGTCATCTCTTCTCGAAGCCTGCGGAAGGATTCGACCATCCTGGCATGGGCCCGGAGTACATCCCCTGCCGTGGAGTTGGCGCTGGTTTTGATTTCAAGATACGCCTGGGCGATCTTCTTGGCTTCCGCCCGGTATTCAGCGTCGGTCTTCATCCCAAGCACGTCGAGAGACGCAGAACGCCCGGCAGGCTTGTTCAGGACGCCGAGTTCGGCGTAGAGGGGTTCCAGCTTCTTCTCCAGGCCGGCGAAAGCCCTCTCAAGCTCCTCTGCGGACAGCTTGCCGTGCTTGGCGAGGTGGTCGAAGGCGGCTTCGAGAGCCGCGATGTCGCGCTTGATCTGCTGGGTGGAGCGGACACCCAGGGCGTTCATCGCCGTTTCCATAGAGCCGGCGGTGTCACCCATCTTTTTCTGAAGCTTGGCAAGCTCGGCGTCCGTCAGCCCGGCATACTTCTGAATCTTTTTCAGGGCGCCGGAAAGCTGCTCCCTCCTGCCCACCTCGGTCATGCGGTTGGCAAGCATCTGCATGGTCTGGGAGGAGACTTCAGCCTTGGCGGCAAGGTCTTTCAGATCCGCAATAGCGGGAGCCAGGAAGCCGCCGCGAGTGGTGGCAATCCTGCTGATGTCCTTCAGCCCACGGGCAAGCTCGGAAAGCCCTTTCTTGAAGAACTTGGGATCGATGGCGTTGTTGAACTGGTTGGCAAGTTCGCGGCAGCTTTCCTTCGCAATGCCCCGGACTCGCGTCATGTCTCTCTGGAATTCAGTGTAGTTGCCCCGGATTGCTACATAAAGCGTCGCCGCCATTCTCTACTCCCGCTCTTTAATTTTCCGCGCTTCATTGCGCGATATCACCGCTTCAACGGCTCTTACTTTTTTCCACAAAGCAGGGGAAGTGTCAAAGCCGTAGTCTTCGGCGATGGATTTCAGCGCATTCCAGTCGAAACCAATGAAGCCACCCATCCCGCCCACGCGGATTTGAGTGGCCCCTGCCTGGAGAAGCTCTACGGCTTCCTGGTTTCCATCCAGTATGTCCGGACAGCGTCCCTCGCAGGCCGCGCAGTCCATTGTTTCATTCCTCTGGCGGGCGGCTTTCTGGCATGTATCGCAGAATTCTGCACCGTCGCCAGAAAGCCACTCCCAGAGGTCAGCTAGTTTTTTTCTTCTTCCTCGATGCCGTATGTCTCCGCGATAAGAGCCTTGTTGAGCTCTAAAACATCGGGAAAGGGAAGGTCGTCGAGAACTTCCTGCTTGAATCCGGCGCGGACAAGGGTCTCAAAGAGAAGATCCCAGTTTTCCTCCTTCGGAAGTACCGCGAGTTCGCGGACATCCTTGCCGACGAGGGGGTGCACGTCGAATTTCTTGCCGGAAATGGAAAGAGTCACGGTACGCATAACATGTCCTCCGATGCGTTTTTTTTAGTAGGCGGCGACGTCGTTCTTCAGGGTGACTTCAACGACGGCATTCTTCGCGGAGTCGTTGTAGTACGCCACAAAGGGATACTGAGTGCGGATGCCGGTCGGGCCTTCAACTGTCGGCCCCTGGTACTGGATCTGCACTTCAGGCAGAAGAATGGCGAGGCTATTGTTTTCGTCGATGGTGAACTTCAGTTCCAAAGACATTTCAGTGGACTGCTTCGCCTCGTTCAGAAGAGCAAGAGAGGTGAATAAACAGGTGACGTTGCCTGTCACGCTCATGATGCCCTCAGGAATGTCGTAGAGTTCGCCGGCGGTGCCGAGAGTGCGGGTGTCGGTGTCGAGGCCGTTGTCAATGGTGATGTCGAAGCCGGTGCAGACGCCGAAGACTTCATCGTTTTTCTTGAGGCTGGCCTGGAAATTGGAGAGACGCTTCAGCACAACTGCTTCGGCGGTTTCGCCGCTGTCATAGTTGGTCGTGTCGAAGGTGGCCATCTTGCCGGCCATCGACAGGGTGGCGGTCAGCTCCTCGTCGCCTCCGGCGGTGAGCTGGAGAGAAGAGATCTTGCAGCCGGAATAATGGCCATAGGTGGCGGGGCTGGTGCCGTAGGCGCACTGGAGAAGTGCGGACGGAGCCTCGTCCTTCGGCGTGAAAACATGGGTGAAGGCGCCTTCGGAGCCGGAAGTGACCGGGTCACCGAAGAGTAATTTCAGCCAGTAGCCGAAGGCCCTCGTACCCACAGGCACCACGATGTCGCCGGCCGTTTCGACATTGCCGTCGAAGGGCATGTCGGGATCCCTGCGGCCGCGAAGAGTCTGGGCCGAATTCTTGTTGCGGGAAACGGTCAGGCCAAAGGAGTTGATGGGGAGAATGACGGGAGCCTTCGTAGTCGGCGCGACGCCGAAGGAAGGCTCGAAGTCGAGCATACAAGTGGTCTTATAGCCGCGTGCGACTTTCTCAGGCATGATGCATTACTCCTGTTCAAGGTACCAGACGTCATATTCCATGATCACCCGGTAGTGGTTGGTTTCCTTAATGTACTGGTCTTTGTCGCTCTGAAGATGCGCTCCCCAGACGGGGCCAGTAGGCGGGACTGCCTTTCTCACGGCCTTTGCGAGGGCTTTTGCCTCCTCGTAATTGCGCCCGAGGCAGTCGATCTGCATGTTGATGTATTCCAGTCCGGAGAACCCGGAAAGGGTGTTTGCGGGCTGCCCCGATATTCTCCAGCACACCACAATGGGGAGCCTGAAGTTGTTCGGAACCCGCATCATGAAGATCTTCTCGCCGACAAGGTCTTTCAATCCTTGATCAGCAAGGAGAGTCTCCAGGAAATCAGTTTCAAAGTCAACTCCAGATGTCGGCATTTAAAGCTCCATTGCGCCGAGGCGGGCCATGACTTTTTCCTTTGCAGGACGCAGGAAGGCATGCGGCCTCACGAACATCGGCCTGCCGCTTTCATCCAGCGCGGGAGTGCCGTCGGCATGGATCATCCAGTGGCCATACTCGACAAGATGGGCGTGTGGACGCATCGCCTGAACGAGCCAGCCGCCTTCCTTGAAGTGCGACGGATTGACCACAATATTTTCACGCAAATGCTTGTGCGTGTACCACTCGTCGGGCCAGCCGGACAG